ACATACATTAATCTATTGCCAGAGATACTTCCATATCTTGACGAACAAGGATATGATATCGAAGTAGAAGACCTTAGGGACTACAGGACCAACTTTGAATTCAGTGAAGTAAACGAACAAAGTTACTCACACAAAGCATGGCCTAAGAATCATCCTAAAGTTGGTGAGCCGATAGAACTAAGGGACTATCAAGTTGGATTGATCAACAACTTCCTAAAGAATCCGCAGTGTGTACAAGAAGTAGCAACAGGAGCAGGCAAAACCATAATGACTGCGGCACTAGCTGACAAGATTAGCCAGTATGGACGCACTATTGTTATTGTGCCCAACAAGAGTTTGGTTACGCAGACAGAAGAAGACTTTGTTAACTTGGACTTAGACGTTGGTGTTTACTATGGTGATAGAAAAGAGTTTGGTCGTGTACACACAATATGCACTTGGCAAAGTCTCAACAACATGCTGAAACAAACTAGGAATGCAGAAGCAGACATTACCATTGGTGAGTTCTTGGAAGGTGTTGTTGGTGTTATTGTTGATGAGGTACACGGTGCTAAAGCAGACGCACTTAAAACACTACTAAGTGGCCCTATGGGACGTATCCCAATCCGTTGGGGACTAACAGGCACAATACCCAAAGAGCAGTTTGAATTCATGAGCATATTCTGCAACTTGGGATCTGTTATTGGACAACTAAGCGCACGTGAACTACAGGAAGCAGGACACTTGGCTATGTGCCATGTTAATGTTGTACAACTTGTGGATCACAGTGAGTATACAAACTATCAAAGCGAACTAAAGTATTTGCTGGAGAACAGCGATCGCTTAGACTACATTTCAGAAATGATAAGTAAAATTACAGACACAGGTAATACACTTATCCTAGTAGACAGAATAAACTCGGGTAAAGAATTGCACTCACGCTTGCCCGATAGTGTATTTGTGTCAGGTGCAACCAAAGCATTGGATCGAAAAGAACATTATGACGAAGTGGCAGAGGCACAAGGTAAGATCATCATCGCCACTTATGGCGTTGCTAGTGTTGGTATTAACATTCCCCGTATTTTTAATCTGGTTCTCATTGAGCCTGGTAAGAGTTTTGTACGGGTTATCCAGTCAATTGGTAGGGGTATTCGTAAAGCCCAAGACAAAGACTTCGTACAGATCTGGGATATAACCAGTACCTGCAAGTTCGCAAAAAGACACTTAACTAAACGTAAAGCATTTTATCGAGATGCAAACTATCCGTTTGCTGTGGAGAAAACAGAGTGGCAATAAGAAAAAAACTAATGATCACAGGGTGCAGTTTCAGTGCGCCCAGTACAGACCCTGCACTTGCGGGAACCAGTTGGGGCGAAAAACTAGCGGCCAAATTGGATTGGGATTTGGTAGACCTAGCACGTCAAGGTATGAGCAATGGTGGCATACGTGTAATGATAGATGAAATACTACGACAAAAGCCAGACTTTGCTATAGTAGCACCCACGTTCCACGACAGGATGGAAATACCAGGTGGTGCCGCGCCTTATATAGCACCCAAAAATGAAAACAAAGGTTGGAACAGTGATCTACAGCAACACTTACAAACAGATCACGGCACTGGTTATGACCCCAAGGTAGGCATCGACAATATCAACTGGGGTAACAATAACTACAGGATGATTTCAGAAACTATTTTCAGTCTAGCAGAAAACTATGATCACCATTACCGTAGTCAGCAGTTGGACAAGGCAACAAACCAGGCAGTGAGACACTATATTAACTTCATGTACGACAGTAACTGGAAACTACAACAAGATAGGTGGATCATACGTGATGGCATCATGCAGTTACACCATTCAAGGATCCCTTTCTTGTTGGTGGCATGTAATATATGGACTAGTGACATGGTTAGAGATCACTTCCCTGGAGACATACCAGATCGTTGCCTAACATTAGACTTTGAAGACACACCTGCGTATGCTACAAATGAGTATCCGTTTTCAGGAGAAGATCCAGGGTATCATGGGGCAGAACAGAGTCAAGAATATCTAGCAGATAGATATGTGAATATTATAAGAGACAGGTTTAAGATAAATGACTGACAACACAATCACTCATTCAACTGAAGACTTTGATTGGTTCAAAAACAACGGCATCTACATGCCAATGATCAACGACACTGGGCGTAACGTAGCATACAAAGCCGCAATAGAGCGTGTAGCACCAGACAGCGTCATGTGTGACGTAGGTACCGGCACAGGACTATTAAGCATACTAGCCGCTAAAGCAGGAGCAAAGAAAGTTTATAGTGTTGAAATGGATCCAGGTCGTGCAGAGTATGCTAGAGACATGATCAGTAAACTTGGTATTACAAACATACAGGTAATTAACAAAAACTTCTTACGTTGCAACAGAGCGGATATACCTGAAGACATAGATTATTTTGTGTCTGAAACAATTGGTAATCCTATCTTCAACGAAAATATTGTTGATTTGTCAAAGCATGCTAAACAGTGGGGTGGAACTTTTATTCCAGGGAAGATTGAAGTAACAGCAGAGGTTTACAAGAATCATCCTATCTTACCTCTGGTCTACGCTGAGTCAGAAGCTTTCGAATTCCAACCTGACATTGAGATTGACGACGCATACGAAAAAACAATCAACAACACATTTCAGCAGAAACATCCTGCAGATAGCACACTATACAGATTTAACATGATAAACAATCTGTTCCAGCAGTTACCAAATTTTAAAGCGGACAAAATAGATTTAAAATTTGATCCAATATACAAGCACACACCTTTCGTTGTTGATCTTAATGATAAAACAATAGATGTAAACAATATTGCGTTTACAATCCCCGCGGGGAATCTACCCAATTATTGCCGTGTTGAACACTTTGTTTTGGTGCTAAAGTGGAAGGCCCACATGGTCGATGATATCCACATGCATGTTGAAGATACAATATGGGGTAGTCCTGCAAAAACAATTTTAAACAGAGTACGGAACACGAACGCTGACATAAAGATATGGTACGATCATAAAATACAAGACTGGAGACTGACTTACTAATGAGAATTTTAACGCTAGACGATGTAGCATACGAGCTAAACGAAATACCAGATGAAGTAGATGACATGCGATTTGCTGTGTTAGATAATAGCGACCCTCGTAACCCTGATTACTTTTATATTCCGTTGATATTTCTGGAATCATTCAATAGTCCAGCACTAGTATTGCGCATAGGCGATGCTCAAATTAAAATGCCTGTGGATTGGCATGTGTTGATTGGAGAACCAGACGTAGGAGACTTAGAAGTGGTTCCGTTAACTAGTATTAATGATCGAGGATTCGACACTTATATTTTTAATCCACTAAGCGATTACAGGCCAAGTTTTGCTCCTATAGAAATAGCTGACATATACCAAGACGTAAAATGGTACTTCCCTAAATTACGTCCAGGGCAATTACTTGCTGTGCCTTTAGACACTAATGTAAAAAAGCCAAGGTGTGCATATTTTGTTAAAGATATCTCAAGACAGAGTGAAATCGTTGACTATTCCAAGTGCTGGTAGAGCATTACTACTGGTAGCACACCCAGATGATTGTATTATATTTGGGTATCCGTTCCTGCATAATCATTCTGGACTCGAATGGGATATAATGTACCTAACCTACTTTGACAAGGATGATAGAGCTCGCGAAGTAAGATCGTTTTGGCGTAAGCACAACATTGACACGTATTTCCTGGGCAATCGCGATGACTACAGATATGTAGAGCGTGGTGAGTTGGGTTTTGACGGGACTGAAGCAAGAGAAAAAATACGCTACTTGACACAAGGGTACAAGTTAATACTCACACACAACGAGGATGGTGACTATGGTCATCTACACCACAAGTTTGTGCATCAGTGTGTTAAAGACGTTGACATACCGCAAATTTATTTTGCTAGTACGTTCAACACCAACTACGAATGTACATCGCCTGACTATGGGCTCAAAGATCTACCCCTGCATCGTGAAGTCATTGAGGGCTTCCAGGATAGGCTAACTGGTAGATACATAGTTACAGAACCTGCAAGGAAATACATAGATGGATCCAAAAGATAAAATTGAATGGGAAACAGCAGAAACAGGCACCAAATACATTTACGAAAACGACACATATGGTAATATTTGGGGTAGGCCTGTTGGCAAATCACACAGTGAAAGAGTATTAATAGGAACATACCCAGTTGACAACTGGATACAAGAGTCGCACTACTGGCACAGGATTGTAACTGCCGCAAAGGACAATCCCGCCTTGCAAGAAGCACTAGAACGTGCTAAAGTACTGTATGAACTTAGTAAGAAAAATGACGACGGACCCGTGATGCATCATCCAGTATGAACAAACTAGACATATTTTATGAAATGAAGCAGTTTGATCTCAAGAACAGGTCATTCTATAGTGAACTCACGGATGAAGAACGCAAGAAGTTCAGTAACTTCCTTATGATCCGTTGGGGTAGTGCAGTTGGTGGCAGTGCTGAACTACAGGGTTACTACTTGATGAGTTGCAATGAAAGACTGAACAAGAATTGGTTCGATCTAAGCAAGTATCCAGAACTGCAATGGCTGTTGGCAACAACTGTAAGTCCGGGTATGGGCACACACAGGCATGAATGGATCAAACAAAAGAAACGTGTTAACAACAACAAGGTGGTTAAGTTCTTGCGCAACTTCTATCCAGACTACACAGATGAAGACTTGCAAACACTAGCAGAGATAAGCGACAAAAAAGAACTTAAAGAACTAGCTAAGTTAAACGGCTGGGAAGATAAGAAGATCAAAGACGCACTCAAATGATTACTGATCTGGTTACTAACGGTTGCAGTTATATGCACACTTACATCGAAGGTAACGGCCATGTTAATCTGGCATCTAGATTAAATTTATCAGCAAACAATTTATCAATAACAGGAAGCACCAACTCGAGAATTATTCGTACTACACTAAAACACAGTTACGAAACTGATAAAAAGTGTTTATATGTGTTGGGTATGACATTTGTTAGTAGAGAAGAATTGCCAATTTGTCGATATGATAACGGAGTATACCCAACAGAACAAGATATTTGGGAAGGCGCCTGGACGAACCCACAAAATCAACATTTCGGCAAGAATAGATGGATAGCAGAATGGAACGACTGGGAGACCAAACAATGGATCTTGTTTCGAGAACGATACGAAAAACTTTCGCTAGTAGACCGAGTAGAAAATTTAATGTATCAAATGTTAGCAATGACTGATAGCTTGACACATCGAGGACATAACTGTATAATATATCAACAAGCAGATGAATGGTGGGACGGTATGTTGCCCGAAGAATCACGTAGGTTAAAACTGTTAGCCGGCAATCCAAATATAATTGGAGACTTTAAATGGTTGGCAATTAGAGAACAACACCAAGCAGGAATTCCTTGTGTTAAAGAGGAAAATCACGTCGAACCAGAACTACGACATCGCTTGCCTGGTGCACATGAATGGTTGAACAATTATTTGGAATCACATATAAGAAAACATGAGCTACACCTGTAAGTATTGTGACAAAAGTTATCGCAAGGAATCAACACTTGCGGCTCATCTTTGCGAGCCCAAGCGACGTTGGCAGGAAGAAAAAGAAACAGGTGTGCAGTTTGGATTACGAGCATACTTGCAGTTCTTTGAAACAACACAGGGCAGTGCCAAAAACAAAAGTTTTGCAGACTTTGTAACCAGTCCATACTACAAGGCATTTGTAAAATTTGGTAGGCATTGTGTTAACATCAAATGCCTCAACATACAACACTACACAACCTGGTTATTGAAAAACAACAAGAAACTGGACTACTGGACAAAAGATGTTTTTTATGATGAGTGGATGCGTGAATATTTAAAAAAGGAGGCAGTACAAGATGCTCTTGAACGTGCTCTTAAAACCATGGAAGATTATGCAAGCAACGGTTCGGGACTTGCGGGATTCCAAGACTATTTTCGGTATGGTAATGCTAATAGGATTTGTCATCATATCAGTACCGGGCGCATTAGTCCTTGGATTGTGTTTAATTGTGTTTCCGGCGTGGATTGGTTATCTACTCTTGGGGATGATCAAATTAGTGTTATCCTCCCCTGGATTGATCCAGACTACTGGAATAGAAAGTTTATTGACTACATGGGTGATGTAGAGTGGTGTAAGCACCTTTTAAAGGAAGCAGGCTTATGAAGTTTACTAGTGATATCGACATCGACGTAGGTGACAGAGTAAAAGCTCTGCAGTATTTTAAACAAACTCCTGCTAGTATAATGCGTAACAATGGTCTTGTTAAACATAACACAGGTGTATACTTTACTGACATACCAGTTGACCCATTTACAGGCTTTGCTACTATCGATCATGACTCTGCAGAAGATCGTGGGTACATTAAATTAGACATTCTCAATGTAGGATTGTATTCACAGATAAAAAACGAAGCACACTTGGATCAATTGATGGCACAGGAACCAGTCTGGGAAAGTTTATATGATCCAGATTTCTGTAGTAAACTTATACACATAGGTAATCACTACAACACTCTTATGCAGATGCCAGAAAAGATCAACACAATTGAAAAGTTGGCAATGTTCTTGGCTGTTATGCGTCCTGCAAAACGCCACCTAATAGGCAAGCTATGGAATGAAGTTGCTGGAACTGTGTGGGAAAAGCCCACTGATGATAGTTATTACTTTAAGAAAGCACACGCAGTAAGTTATGCGCACTTGGTCGCTGTAAATATTAACTTAGTTTCCGGACAAGAGTAATACTTCTTCGTTTTGTGCGTTTTGCTGATATCGAGTTTAAACTAATCTGCGGGCCAAATTTTATTTCTACGCCTTTACTGTTCATAGTTTTTACAACACTTCTGAATGGCTGCCATTCTGCTTTTAAAAATACGTTTATAGGGATAAGTCTATTACTCTCCCACCACCATGTATCAGCTAATTTTAAGAATATTTGCTTTTCTTCGATACTTCTCAAGGCACCATAATCGTATATTGTAGTGACTATGTCATCTACGTTCTGAATTATCCCTATATATTCGTTATCACCATATATTAAGTAGGTTAGGAAGGGATAATCTGTTAATAGTTTCTCGTAGTCTATGTCAACCATATAAGTTCAATAAATACATTAATGTATGAAATCCAAAGTTATTTATATGATAATATTATTCGGGTCCAAATTCTGGACCAGGGAACCTTTTTGCCACCAAGGAAACATGTCGTGTTCAGTCAGCCAATAAAAGTATACCAGGGTATTGATAACCCACTTCAGATTGTTGTTAGAAACCAACAGCAAAAAGCCGTTAATTTAACAGGCAACACCATGCAATTGGACATTCAAGATCCATTTGAAAAGGGTGCTGTTGAAAGTTTATCAGTTACCATAGACAACGCTGTAACTGGCTTGTGCAGTGTAACTATTCCGAAAGACACCACAGTGGCACTAAAGCAGAGAATGTATCTGCTTACACTTAAACTAACAAACACAACAACCAACATTGACAGACCTCTGTACGTGGATGATAACTTTGGCGCACAATTAAAGATGGAAGTATTGCCGGGATGGTACGAAAGCGATCCGCTTAACTTTGCCGCTAATGCTGTGATAGATTCGGGACAAATATAATGACAACCAGTAACGTAACACTAACTACACACTTATTAGCCAAGCGAGGTAATACCTCAGTAAGCTCAACTTATACAGGCCTAGTAGGCGAGCTTGTTGTTGACACAGACCTAAACACAGTACGAGTACAAGACGGAGTCACAGCAGGTGGGCACTTACTGGCCAACCTAGCGCAGATTGATAGTAATGTAAATATCAGTTCAACTAATGCTAATGTTTCAGCCGCTAATCTTGAGATTGCTAGTTTACAAGCAAACACAACCGCATCCAACGTAGAAATTGATGCACTCAGAGCAAATATCACAGCGGCCAACGCATCAATTGCGCTGTTTGCGGCCAATGCAGGATTTGCTACACAAACAGCATTTAACACACTTGATGCCAACGTTGGTGTTGCTACTACAAATATTGCAACATTAACTTCTAATGCCGCTACACAGGCAACTAGTATCGACACATTAGATGCCAACTTGGGTGTTGCTACTACAAACATCACAACACTAGATGCTAATTTAGGTACCGCAACAACAAACATAACAACGCTAACCAGTAATGCCGCAACTCAGGCAACTAGCATTGATACATTAACTGCTAATGCTGGTGCGCAAGCAGCCAGTCTTAATACCATAGACGCTAATTTAGGTGTTGTGGTTGCAACAACTGTACCTGCTATAAATGCAAACATTGGTGACAGAATAAATTCAATCAACAACTTGTTCGGCAATGCTGGTGCGCAAGCAACCAGTATTAATACACTTGATGCTAACTTGGGTACTGCAACAACNNTAACTTGGGTACTGCAACAACCAACATCACAACACTACTCAGCAATGCTGGTGCGCAAGCAACAACGCTATTAAGTTTAACAGCAAATGCACAAGCACAACAAGCACTGCTTGATACACTTACAGGCAATGCCGCAACACAGTACGGTGAATTGATTGCCCTTACTGCTAATGCCGCATCACAAGCAGTTGGGCTTATCGACTTGATTGGTAATGCCGCAACACAAGCAAACGATCTTAATGGCCTGACAGGCAATGCCGCTACACAAGGCGCGGCAATAAATTTACTCAATGCCAATTTGGGTACAGTAGTAGCCACAACTATCCCAGCGATTGATGCAAACTTGGGTGCATACCAAACAACTATCAATGCTAACTTGGGTACTGCAACAACAAACATTGTTACACTAACGTCAAATGCGGCAACACAGAGTGTTGCCATTGTGGATTTGCAAACAAATGCACAAACACAACAGTCATCAATTATTGCTCTTACAGCAAATGACGCTACCCAGCACAACAGTATTACAACACTTGATGCTAACTTGGGCACAGCAACTACAAACATAACCACGTTGACCAGTAATGCGGCAACACAGGCTACTAGTATAACCACACTAGATGCCAACCTGGGCACAGCAACAACCAATATCACATCATTGACCAGTAATGCGGCAACACAAGGCGGTGATATACTACAACTGTTTGCAAATGCCGCAACCCAGCATAACGAATTAATTGCTGCCAATGCCGCAACAGTTACAGCAAACACAGAAATGAAAGTGTATGTTGATGCACAGATTATTGAATCAGGTGGCTACACAAACAGTTCAGTACGTGGATTCCTTGCTAATATTGATGGAAACATCATACCAAGTGCTAATGCTGTTTACTACTTGGGTGACAGTAATCAATATTGGAAAGAACTGTGGGTTGCCAACAGCGCAATTTACTTAGGCGGCGTGTCACTAGCAGTTGATGGAGCAACACTTCTAGTAGGCGGCACGCCGGTTCAAGGCGCAATAAGCAGTGCGCTCGATGCTAACATAGGTACTGCCACAACTAACATCACTACGCTAGATGCTAACTTGGGTACAGTGGTCGGAACTACCATTACAGGTATAAATGCTAACATTGGCACAACTGTTGGTACTACAATACCAGCACTTGATGCTAATTTAGGTACTGTAGTAGGAACTACTATTACAGGTATAAATGCTAACTTAGGTACAGTGGTTGGTACTACAATACCAACACTTGATGCTAACTTGGGTACAGCAACCACAAACATCACAACTATAAATGCTAACTTAGGTACAGTGGTCGGAACAACTGTTCCTGGTATAAATGCAAACATTGGCGGTTTCCAGACGTATGCAAACAGCCAGATCAGCAGTCTGAACGCCAACATTGGTATAACGGTAGGAACAACTATACCAGCAC